ATGTATCCTTATTTGATCATGGCCAAAAAGACTATTCCGCTATCTGACTCCAAGTGCACTGGGGCAAAACCACAGGAAAAAGACTACTCCCTATATGATGGTCATGGCCTTATTTTGTTCATTCGAAAGAGTGGTTCAAAGGTATGGCGATTTAAATATAAAAGAGCCAGTGGCAAAGATGGATTGATGACTTTAGGCAACTTCCCTGCATTAAGCTTAAAAGCGGCCAGAGAAAAACGCCGTGAATTAGAAGAACTAATAGCTAATGGAATAGATCCAATTGAACACGCCGAAATACAGAAGGCCAAATCAAATAATGCATATAGTTTTGAAGTTATAGCTCGAGACTGGCATAAGGAATACAGCAATACTGGTCGCTGGATTGCACATACAGCCGAAAGAGCATTAAAGAACTTGGAAGACTATGTTTTCCCTACCATTGGACAGCAGTCGATAGATGCAGTCAAACCTAGAGACCTTGTTAAAGTTTTACGCTTCATTGAAGAAACTGGATATACGGAAGTATTGAAGAAAACTCGTCAAAGGTTCAGCAGTATATTTTCTTATGCGATATCGCGCGGTCTCATTGAAGAGAATCCCGCTTACTTCCTAAAAGATGTTTTTGTAATAACGAAGAAGTCTAAACATCATCCTCAATTACCTTTAGAGCAACTGCCTGAGCTTTTGCAAAGATTAGAAAATGATAAAGGCTATCCTATAACGAAATTATGTACGGCATTTGCACTTCATACATTTGTGCGTTCCAGCGAATTTCGTTTTGCACGTTGGAGTGAGTTTGATCTTCAAAAAGGCCTGTGGACCATTCCTGGAGAAAGAGAGTTTATTCCAGGGCAGAAATTTTCTAATCGTGGTGCCAAAATGAAGTTAAATCATTTAATTCCATTATCGCCTCAGGTTATCAATATCCTAAAAGAGATCCATCCATATAGCAGAATGACAAAAAATGTCTTCCCTAAAAATGGTGACCCACAAGGTTTTATTAGTGAGTCTACGATCAATAAAACCTTACGCCGTATCGGCTATGACACTAATAAAGATATATGTGGACATGGTTTTAGGGGGATGGCTTGTTCTGCCTTGGTACAAAGCACTCTATTCCAAAAAGAAGCGGTAGAGAAGCAAATGAGTCACCAAGAGCGTGATCAAGTACGTCTTGCTTACACTCACCAAGCCGAATATTTAGAGGAACGTAAAGCTATGCTCAACTGGTGGAGCGACTATCTAGAAGCTAACCTAGTTGGGTATATCAGCCCGTATGACTTTACTCAGCAATTACTTAATGATGATGTAATCAATTTCAAATTTGCAAAACTGGCGAAATAACCGGTTTTAACAGTTTGCTAAGCCTAGGCTGATCCCCGAATTCCAGAGGCCCAATCTGGTTGGCTTAGCTCCTATTTTTTGGGGTGCCTTGGGAGGCATAAGTGGCTTTAATTAAAACAATTTCTGAATTACCAATATGGTTTAACATTAATAAATATCAAGAAAATAATGAATCAGCCTATGAGTTTTTACAGCAAGTTATTTATAGAAAAACCTTATTAGATTTTTTAAATGATCCTAACTTTCTAATTCCAGTAGAAATTGAAGTTGATGAGTATGATGAATTTGGTTTCATCTTTGGGTATATACCATATATATCATTAAATAAAGTAAGAGCGGTTAAGAAAAAATCAATCGAAAGTAATTCTTCAGACTTTGAGGAAATGCAGAAAATTTTGAATTATGCATTACAAAAAATAGAAGCAGACCCCTTATTGAAAATGGGCTTTAGAGGTCTAAAAAGTAGTCATGAGTATGCCTGGATATATTGTTTAAATCAGTATGCAAAAAAATATTACAATTACGACCTTCCACCAATTGAAGATGTAACTATTCAAGATATTGGTGAAAAATTTTGCATGCTTTCTGATGAAATAGCAAAGTATTTACTCTCTAATTTTAGAAATGAATACAATCAAGAAGGCAGGGTAAAAAAAATAGCTGCGCATCTAGAGGCATGTGGTTCGATTCATCTTTTAGATGGTTTTGAGGCTAAATTTGAAAATGATGATCTATATGATTTAGGTCAAAATTTTACTGATTCACTATCAAAAGAAGATTTTCAGAGAATAGAATATGATATATCAAAAAATTTCTTGAAAATTGAACGAGATGTTTGCGAATTGGAACATCCTCATGATATCCAACCAATGATTCGTGTAAATTTATCATGCGATGACAATCTCATTAAAGATCAATTTAATGAATGGCTACAGAAGCAAAGAAGCACTGTAAATAAGATATTAGTAAGTCATCAAATGGATACAGAAATTAATAAAAGTAAGGCAAGACAATCCCTAATATATAAAGTCTATACATACCAGACTCTTGCATATATGGACTTAAATATTTGGTCTTTCATGACAGATAATAGAATAAAGTTATCTGTATTTGCTCAAGCTCTTTATCCTAATGGTGCTTACGATTCAGAATTTGTTAGAAAAATTTTAAGACCGTTAGTGGAGCAATTATTGATTCCATCTAGTGATGAAATTCTAGAACTATTCCATTTAAGAAATATGGAAGATTTTTAATTTTTTTATCCCCGCTTTATTTTATTGTTTTATTTACCTGAATTTATTTTCAAACAAAAACATACTTCAACCATGTTCATGCAAAAACATGGTTGTAATTATGCATCAAGCAACACCAATTCGAATCCAACTCAGTACCGCTTGTCAGCTGCTCGATGTGACACGTGAATCACTTCGCCACATTATTCGTAAAGACCCTACGTTCCCAAGGCCTATGAAAATGGGCACATCAAAACAATCACCTGTTTTCTTCGATTATCAAGAATTAGTCGACTGGCACAACAGCAAGAAAGAAGCTGCTACTGAGATGGAGGCATAATTATGAATGCTTCTAATCTTTTATTAACAGCTCATCAAATGCTCAGTCCCGAAATAGCAGATCTTGTTCAGTCAGAACCACGTGCAGTAAATTTATCTATTGAACGACTTGCTAAACGGGGAGTTATTCAACTTCCACCATTGATGAAAGTTGAAAATAAACAGTCAGTTAGTCCTAATAAATTCTCAAATGTATACGTATTTTCAGGTGAACAGGGAAAGCTTGACTCAATAACTGTTGTTGCTCAGCTTTGTCCAGAATTCACCGCAGCAATAGTAAAGCGCTGGTATGAGCTTGAGCGACAAACGCCAACATTCGACATCAGCAATCCACTACATCTTTTACAAGCTATTGAAGTTCAAGCAAAGCAGAATCTCCAGCTGACTTCGGAAAACAAAGTACTCTCAAATGCAATCGAAACAATCACTCATACCGAGCACGGCGTGAAGTTTCAGCAAGCCTGCAAGATTTTGGATGTTAAGCAGCAAGTGTTAGCTGAATGGCTTAGAAAAAACAATTGGGATCGCTATTTGAATAACGCCAGAGCTTCAACTTATTACAGTGAAAACCGTGGATATTGTGAAACTAAATACTCACTCAAGGAAGGTGTAAAAGCGACTGGGCAGCCGTATAGCTACACTCAAACAGAATTTTTCATATTGCCAAAGGGCATGCAAATTCTTGCCAAAAGATTTGGAGAGCAACCATGAAATTAAAAATTATTTTTTTAATGGCTCTTCTCAAACTGAAACGATTCGGCTATATTGACTCTGTTCGGTGCAAAATCATCGAATTAGTCTTGGCAGACTATCAATCGTTAGCGCATACAGTCCGCTCAGGGCTTTTTTTATGCGTAATTTCTCTATGCATTCGCATCTTTATGGTGAAGCTGGAGAGGGACACTTTCGAGTGTGCTGGTACTCTAACGAACCAGTCTGCCAACCCTTTTCAGCTTTGCCACCCTTACTTGGCAGTAAATGGCAGAGCTTCTAAACTATCGTTAGGAGCGTATTCGTCATGAACGCTAAAGTACAAATTTCATTATCAAAACAAATTCCTTTATATCGTACGATCAATATGGTTGATGCTTATTCACTAGCATTCAATACAACTACTCAAACTCAAGTTTTGATCAGCTGCATAAGTAAAGAAACTATTCGACTTAAAAGTCTTGAACAAGAAAATAGCGCTGTACCTCATAGTTTTACTGTACTTGAAAGTCTTATTTCAATTGCAGAAGATCTAGCTGCCAACTACTGCAATATTTTTGATGTAGAGCATGATAAATATAAAAATGGATTAAATAATTCAAATATTCAATATGATGCTGGAGATCTATTGGAGCCATATGGTCTGGCTCATGAAGTATCCACCTGGCTTTCAACTTTAATTTTTCAAATGAAAGATGAACTAATTACTGTAAAAAAATCATCTACAGCGCTTTGTGATGCTGTTTTTGCAGGCCTCGAAAATCTGATCAATATTGCAGACTATTTATCTGACAATCACAGAAACACTTTCAAAATTGAATTTGAAGAGTATGAAGCAGAATGGGAGGCATCTAAAAATGGATAAGCCTTCTAATGCTTCTGAGAAAAATACAATTCAGCCAAATGTGGAGTCAAAGCCCGTCCCCTCATCATCTGCATATGCTGAGTCAGTACGAATGACAAAGCAACGTCTCATTGACGCCGTGATTAAAAACAGTCGGCAAGGGGGATCCAGTGAGCATTGATGCAACGCGCTGGGCTTGGACTACTCCAGTAAATAACTCTTCACAACGTCTCGTTCTGCTTTCATTAGCAGATCGGGCCGGTGAAGATCATACAGCGTGGCCGAGTATCGATCGCTTGGCCAAAGATACCGCTCTGGACAAAAAAACAGTTCAGAAAGTTATTTTAGAGTTAATCAACCTTGGCTTGGTGAAAGATACCGGTGACCGTACAGGACCAACGAAAAGAGTTCGTGTACTTAAGCTAAACGGCGTAAAGGGTCGTGAAGAATGTACCCAAAATCGGGATAATTCAAGCGCTAAAAAGGCTATTAAATCTAATCTAAACAACCCCGAAAATGGGAACATTAAACAACCCCAAAAACGGAATGATTCCAATAACGGAAATAATCCCGAAAGTGGTAATTTAAATGATACCAAAAACGGGGTTTTGAACGATCCCAAAAACGGGATACAGAACCAACCATTGAATCTATCAATGAATCTCTCTGGAGAACACGAGTGGATTCCAGATCGAAATCAATTGATCGCTGTCTTAAATTCTGCTGGTCAACAACAAAACTTAGAACTGATTTTTGGACTACCTGATTTTGATTTTCAACTCGGGGCATTCAATGCGCACTATTCAGGTCAAGTGATGCCGAATGCAAAAAAATTGTACTCCTTTGTTCGTTGGATTATCGATAAGTTTGAACGCTATCAAAAAGCTAATCCAAATTATGTAAAAAAGGCCGTTGAACAATCACAACTTCAGCAAGCTCAACCTCTAATCAATCTGCCTTCAAAACCTAAAAGTTTACTGGAGAGCATATAATGAATGCTAATACTGCCCCAATTCACAATCTACAGATTGAACAATCTGTTCTTGCAGCTCTAATGACCGTTGCGGGTTCTTATGCTCAAGTTGAAAGTCTGCTGACTGAACAAGATTTTCATGCTACTCGCCACAAACTAATATTTAGCGCAATTGTAGATCTTGATAGCAAGAACTCTCCATACGATGCTGTACTCGTCAATCAATGGCTAGAAATGCGAAATCATGGGGAAGCATCCGGCGGTGAGAAATATCTCATGCAACTGATGAGTGATGCTCCTTCCAGTTTCTACAATCTGCAATCATATGCTGAAAAATTGAAAGATTTTACAGTGTGCCGACAAGCTGAAGTTGAAGCACTGAAAGTAATTCAACAAGCTCGGCATTTAACTACTAGTCGCGGTGAATTGGTACAAAATGCACAAGCTGCTTTTGCGAATTTAAATACTGAATCTGCAAGTGAATCTTTATTCCACATTCATGATGCAGCATCAAATACCTTTTTAGAAATCAGCCGAAAAATGGAAGCCATGATTGCTGGTGAAACCATGATTAAAGGTATTCAAACTGGTATCTATGATCTTGATAAAAAATTGGGTGATGTTGAACCAGGTTGTTTATTGGTGCTCGCGGCTCGTCCTGCTATGGGTAAAACTACGATGATGCAGCTCATCGCCAACCACGTGGCAATCATTCAGAAAAAACCTGTCTTGATTATGTCCGGTGAAATGCCTAAAGAACAGATCGCAATGCGACTATGTTGTGCTATGGCACCAGCTGATATTGGAGTATTACGCAATGCCCCACATAAACTTCCTAAAGAAGAATTTACAGCATATACAAACGCCGTGGTAATGCTTAAAAACGTACCGATGCAAATTAATGACACATCTCGACCATCAATCGCCAATATTCGTGAATCCATTCGTAAGACTCAGCATCAATATGGCTTAGTAGGCGCTGTACTGGTTGATTATCTACAGATCATGAAAACGACTAAGCCATTTGCCCGGGAAGACTTGAAGATTGCTTATTTTACTGGTGAGCTCAAAGCAATGGCTAAAGAATTTAATTGCGTCATCGTCCTACTTTCACAACTTAACCGCGAACTTGAGAAGAGGCCAAATAAGCGCCCTGTTCTATCCGATCTTCGGGAATCTGGTGCGATTGAACAAGATGCTGATCAGATTATCTTTCTATACCGCGATGAAATTTACAATAAGGAATCTCAATTTAGAGGCATTGCTGAAGCCATAGTTGGGAAAAATCGCCACGGCGAAACTGGTACAGCATATATGCATGCTCAACTGAAATACTGTCAATTTACCAATCTAGATCATGATGCACTTAATCAAATCCAGGGAAATTTAATATGATGTTTATTCAGGGTGACCGTGTAGACTCTATTGCGTCTAAAAAATCTACCGCCGAAAGATTTATCAACCTTCGACAGCAAAAGAAGGTTAAAGAATTTTTAGTGAAACTACGCGGCTATAAACGCCCAGACTTCAACCGAATGATTCTTGATCTATGCCGCTTGAAGTGGACACACGAGAAAATTTCTTTTGTTCTCCCCGTTTCTAGCGCCTCAACTGTCTCAGAATGGGCACGTGGCGGTACACCAAATTTTGAAAATGGAGAGGCTCTTATCGAGCTTTGGAGAGCTGAAACAGGTATTGAACGTATTCCACGCGAAGGTGAATGGCAGAGTTATCAATATAAGATTGGACAGTTGGATCTTCTTTGATACCACTTTAATTAAAGCATTTCATCAAATTTAATAATGACTTTTCTTATGTAACGAGTCATTAAATTATACGAACCACCCAATTCTCATACATGAAAACACACTGTTTTCATGTATGTAATCTATAGTTTTTATGCTGTGTAACGCACGGTTTTTTGGCATGTAACAGAGGTGAATTTCATCAATTTTTGTTTGAAACGCACATTTTGGGGCTGTGTAACGGTAGACATGAGTAAAATTTAATCTATGTATTCAAGAATTATTAATCAGTCTGTTATTTAGCTACTATTCTCATGGGCTGAAAGTCATCAATATGAACTTTTTTAGCCTTTAGCAAATCCTCTCTTTTACCATCTATAACCAAGACGGCGCGCTTAACCTGAACTGTCCAAGTACGATCTGCTCCACACATTGTTTCAGATTCAAGAAAAACATTTCCAAATGCTTTACCCTGAAGATTTTGTATATCGCCGTAGGTTATTACATTTTCCGAAGCCCCCTGCACTCTGCCGGATCTGTCCTTTGCTACCAGGTCTAAATACAGTTTGTCATAGGTCCCAAGAAAATCATGGATCGTCACATCCACCACGGCGGAACAGATCCCTGAGTTCACATAGCTGGTCTTAGAATGCTGAAGTGTAATTGGGGTGGCCAAAGAGACTGAGCTCATGAGAGCCATTAAAGAGAATGCTATTATATTCTTCATGATGCGAAATTCCTTTTTCTACTAAAATTATGAATGTGGTGTTATCAAAGGCTGTATTTCAAGTGAGTCAAGCAAGCCACTTTCTCTTTCCCAGGTATCGACAGCTTTGATCCCGTAACGACTACTGGAACGTCCATGCGCTTTAATCACTGGCTCAGGAAAGTTCTTTTTATTTCGCCAGCTGATCAAAGTACCTTTAGTAATTCCATAGCGCTTTAATAACTCAGGTGTTGAGATATATAAGGTCATCAATTATTCCTCAAAGTGTAGTCATACTAATCAAGCTATTCAGCAATAACTGCAACTTTGAATTGTATTTCACATTCATTCTTCACATGTTCTTAGTGGGAATGTATAGCTGTAAAGTTCCATAAAATCACTATTAATCACTTTAAAGGAAAAATGAGTGCCATTTACCCTATAAACTTGAGAAGTGCCAATAGCTGAGGAACAAGCGTAATTTCTAATTAATTGACTAAACTTTTCCAAATCTATTTTTTCCGATAAATCCTTTTTAGTTTCAATATCTCTTAGCGCATAAGTCTGAGAAATTAAAGGTCTGCTTAACACCATGGTTAATAGCTCTGTATCAGCATCAATTTTTCTAGGTAACGTCGAAACTACTTCATTGGTGATTTGACGAGTAAGATCGTTAAAGCTATCAATATCAATAATTTCATATTTCTCATTGATTATCTTGGCATTGATTAACGAGCGATCAAATCCATTCTCTGCCAAAGCTACTGTTGAATACCCTAAAAGTAATATGGGTAAAACTCTACCAATCATATTCCCCCCTTAATTGTCTCATCACATCATTTGATGTTGGATTTTGGCTATTTATAAATATCAATACAACATAGTAATCTAAAAATTAAAAAAGGAGCCGAAGCTCCTAATTTTATTATTCTGATAAATCCCACCAGTAACTATTACCTAAGTTCTCCAGACGCTGCTGTGTTCTTGGTAAATAATCAGGATCAATCATATTCTGCATTTTGGAATACAGCATTCGATCTACGACCAGCTTACTGTACCAAAGATTTTGCAATGGAATATTACTCTTCAGGGTATTGGCCACCTCCATCATTCGGGTAGATTCTTTCCCCTCAATGATGTTGTTGCCCATACCTGTTAGCAGCATACCCAACTTCATGCTTTGGCCTAATAATGGGCCACTGATAAAGTCTGATGCACTCCGACCGGTTGGATCTGAAAGTGCAGACATGATGTCCCCCAGGAAGGAAAGCCCGCCACCTTTAAGAAGTGACTTACCAAAGAAATCAATCGTAAATACCGGCTCTGGATTCTTACCATTGGCCAAGTTCTGAGTCTGGACAATCAATGCACCGGCTAAAGTTTGATAAGCCAATAGCGAAGCCAGGAACGTCACACGACTCTTAATGTCCCCTTGAGCAAAGGCACGATGACCAATACGGAACATATAAGCTAATGGAAAACCCTTAAACTGGAATAGTGTTCTGCCTAATTCACCCTGAATGGTACCGGCTTCACCTAGATTAATAATGCTGCGCTCACGTACATCAGCTTCAATGATAGCCACTGACTCTTCATTGAAGATATGAGTCTGATACTTCATTGCTGCTTTATATCGAAAGTCAGCAATCGCATTTGCACTATTATGCTTATCCTCTGGTAAGAACTGCTTAATGACATCATCAGAGGCTTTGAAGAAATCATTCTGAGTAAGTACCGCCGTTCCATCTTCACGCTTGCTTGGCTCCAGCTGCTGCCATAACTGCCAATCGCGTTCGGTAATGCCATTCCCCTGTAGGATCTTAAGATCATCTGCACCTAGATCCCTCCAATCTGTTTTACGGGTCAACTCAGCAAGCTTATTCATATGCACTAGATTGAATGCTCGTTTCGCTCCTGCAGTCACGGCGTTCAGTCCCGATAGTTTCATAGTCGTTGCAGCAAAAGCCTGCATACGTGCATTAAAGCGGCCTGACTTGGTAGCACTGCTGACAATATCAGCATCACCAAAACGAGTCATTGAACCGGCCATTTCGTTAATGCCAAGGCCAAAACGTAAAGCTTCATCTCGTGTGGCCCCCTGTTTCAATTGTTTTATATATTCAGGAAGAATGGATTTGGTATAAGACAGGCCCAGCATATTAGCCACTTTCTTCATGCTAGCATGATCGCCAAAGGTCGTTAATGTGGTTCCACCTAATTTAGATGCCACCATTAAAGCACGAAGACCACCCATGACATTTCCTAGGGTTGAATCAATCGCCCGGGTATTAGCATCCAAAGTGTTATACATCGATACTGCTCGATGAGCTTGTTTATCAATCTCGCCGTGTTTCATACCGTTCTGTGGATCAGCTTTAAGTTTAATTTTGGCTTCATCCAATAGTGACTCAAATGTATGACGAGGGTTAGACCCAAGGTTCTGCATCATGGCCACTTCTGTACTCATGCGGTGAGTATGGTTTTTCAGAATCTCATGAAACCCTGCTTCATCATAAGTTCCATATTTCTTTTGATATGCCAGCCATGCATCACCATCCTTGAAATGCAAAGCACGTGATTCCTGGTGGCGATTTGCCATCTTTGAACGACCACCTACAGGTGATGTACCTGCTTTGGCCTGTTTATTCAGTATCAGTAAGTCTTTGTTGGCGCCGTTGGTTGAAATCGTTTTATAAATCTCCTCGAGCATGGATTTAAGCTCCAGCTCATCCATCAACTCACCAGTCTCTTTAACGTACTGGTTTCTATCTACTCCTTTTAAAGTATCATTTACCCATTCCGCTTGATCCGTTAAAGCTACCTTCTTTTGGTCATGCGATGTCATAAAGCCAAAGTTATCGAGCTTCTTGATATTCCCACCAGCCCGATTGAAGGCTAAACGCATTTCCTCCAGGGCTGCACTTACTTCCTTGGCCATCGCAGTAATTTCTGGATTATCAGATTTGCCACCAAACATGACCCGGATAATGTCGTCAGTCATTGCCTTGTTCACTGACATACCAAAGCGCTCTTGTGTCTTGGTAAACACATCTGCAACCAATGACATCCAGCGGCTATGCAATGCTTGAGATTGTTTCTCTATGGACTGGATACCACTCTGATCCGAGAAGTATGCAATCTTCCGTATTAAAGCTTGGACCGGATTTAATTTAGGATGGTTATAGATTTCGTTCTGCAGTTGGGCTTTGAGAATCGCATCCCGGGCAATGTTCTGATTGTTCTTAGCGATCTGGACGGCGAGATCCGTAGCAGTTTTCTGCGCAATCGCTTCAGCACGTTCAGCAGGACTTTTAAACATCCAATCAGGATCTGTTCTGGCTAGAGTATTTTGTGCCCGGATATACAGTGATGAAATACGATTACTATCAGCTGCACTTAATTTTCTTTTACCTAATGCCTTTGCAACTTGTTCTCTACATTCAGCTCTCATGCTGCTTCACTCCCAAATCTTAATGCGCAGCTTGCCAATGCTTTCACTGCCTGAATTTCATCTTTTGCGATTTCTTCTTGCTCTTTGACATAGTCCAATAGATCTCGGGATGACATCGTCACAATTTCCTCATCCCCGTTTTCATCCAGACGCGTAAAGGTCACTTCCATATCGGGATCTGCTTCCAGAATTGAAACTGCTTCCCTGCCGTCTGCCGTGTCAGTGAATGCACCGTATTCCCCTTTACTAGACTTGGTTAAGTCCGGTGCACCATCAACCTTAGATTTACCTGGCTTCCAGAACTCCCGCTCTAATGCCTGGGTAGCTTTATGCTGTACTGCAGTTAATTCAGGACTATCGGCTTTACCATTAGCAGGATGGGCAAATAGATCATTTCCATTACGTGTAGCCTTTACCGGGCTAATGGTGCCATCCTGATTAATCTGGCGCTGGAAGGTCGTATTAGAAGTACTATTGTGTAGTTCTTGAATAATCCCCCCATCATCCATTGACCGCTCTCGTTTAAGGTAATTTTGCGATCTGGTTGGAGTCCAATTATCTAACCCTGCAGTAATTGAGTCTTGCGAAGGATTTGAATCTGGTGTCTTGGTGTCAATATCCAAAGCATTTGACTGCGGATCAGCAACCATAACCCGTTGTTGTTCTGGCTCGAGCTGATAAAGATCAGAGTCCAATGTATCCAAATTACGGCTGGCACTATTACTAGGGCCAGATAAGTCGACCTGAGGTTCAACATACGGCGTTCGGTAAGCACCTCCTTCCGAATACTGATAATGCGCCGTAGCCTTGAGGTATTCTAGATCCTCCTTGGTCAACGGAGAAGATAGGGCTTCAAACTCTTCTTGGAGTGATTTGACACTATGTTCATCTGCGCTGAGTACAAAAGGCATTGCTTCAATTTCAGCATCAGATTGTGACTTGTAAGCAGGAGGCGCAGTTATATCAGACTCAAACTGCGGGAACTCTGATTCGCTCCCTCGGACTTCAGTAGATCTTGCTGAAGCATCTGGACTAACATCACTATAAAGACTTGCGATTTCGTTCCAGCGCTTTTCGTATTTGGCCTTTACCTGCCCAACAGTCATACCATTGAATTGATGACTTGAAGTGATACCTTCTGCAATCTGTCTTGCAGTCTTTTTCTGATTGCCTTTACTCCAGCGTGTGGCCACATCTACAAAAAGCTCATTATCTTTGGCTTTCAAAAAGACTGGTCCACCACCTTCACCAAAGAAATGCAGATAGTAAAGTTCTAGGCCATTCGGATCTCGATTAAAGTAGCTGCGGAAAACCTTGGCATTGTGCTCGTAGTAATTCAGGCCCGCTTTAATTTGATCATTGCCATCAAACTTGTTCTTACCTCCCATACGGGCAAAGGTGCTATCCAAAGTCTGGAATAAGCCGGTAGCTGACGATAGTAACTTACCGTTTCTGTCCTTTGGCTGGATTGAAGTGCTGAAGGTGCCACCAGTTTCCAAATGGGAAATGATTAAGGCATCCACTGGATTGATACCCCGTTTAGAGGCTTCCTGGACAATCGTTTTTGTCCACGGTTTTTTATCAAATACAGGGTTAGTCAAGACATCGGCTATTACTGGTGCTTTATGTTCATCAGTATTGATAGCGCTTGGTCTTACGAGGGCCTTCGGTGTACCTATTATTGGTACCACTGGTGTACTGGTTGCTACTGCTTTAGGTGTGCCTGTCACTGGTGCTTTTAAGCTGACCAGCTCATCATTGAGTGCACTCTCCATTGCACTATCCAATGCATCAAAGTGTGAATTGGCCTCTTTTGCATTAGTTGGACTAAATGGGTTCGTGCCTTCTGCATGCTCGATGTTGGCCTGAATATGAGCCGCATCATTCATGGTATCTACATTACTATGGTCTTTGATCTGCTCTGGTCGCAATCGCCCCTTGTTTGCCCATAGATTAAGCAATAAAGCCATTCCACCGTTTGAAGCTAATGTGGTTGGACTGGTTGCATTTTCCTTTAATGCTTCACCGTATTGGGCAACCTTTTTATTTTGATGATCTTCAAGATATGAGCCTTCTAGATAATCACCTGCCGAACCCGCCCCTGTTGCTAGGGCTGTGGTAGCCACGGCATCAGCTATTGCAGATTTAGATACGCCGTGTGTAGGGATGGCAAAACCTAATGCATCCGTCACCCCTTTAATTGCACCCGCTGTTTTAGCAGTACGGATATCGGCCCCCTTATTGATTAAGTCTGATTTTTCGGCCTCATAAGTCTGATAGCCAAAAAGCCCTGAATTAAGTGCTAATCCAGGTACACCACCAGTACCAAGTGTAGTCACGGCGTTCCAACCAATACGAGTAAAATCTTTAGTTAAACCATAAGTAAACTCCCCTACTCCTCCTAAGTCATCAGGTTTAAAAATCTCGAGGTTTTGTGCTCTTAGGGCAGCTGCTTTCTTGTCACCTCGGATTAATGCATCTGGTGCTGTAGCTGCCTCAATGGTACCCATAGCAACACCGGAAACAGTACCTAATACGCCGTCAGCAAGTCCACCGCGCTCACTTTTAGGTTTAAAGCGAGGGTCGTCCTGATTTAACGTTAATTCATCATCTGCTAAAAAATCCATCTCTACCTCATCTCACTTTAAAAGTTAAACGTGTTTGACGCTTCTTATCGGTGGCATCCATGATGTACTTGGTACCATTCTTGAAGTAATAGACGTATGGATTTTTAGGGTCTTGCTCTAAAGGGAGATCCAAGAAGAAGTCTTTGTCAGATCCGCCATAGTTGCGGGCATTGCGAGAGTTGAAGCTCTCCAGCTGCTCACGAAAAGCTTTTTCACCAACAGTATGAGGACGTAGCACCACTGATTTACTTCCGAAGAATCCCCCTGAGGTATATTTTCCACCAGTTACGTTTAATACAGCCTTATGAAATAAATCTTCATCAATAGTTTTATTTAAAATACTTCCTTTTGAATCGGCTACTTGTCCCGACTTCTGCAGTAAATAGGCATAATTAGCCTTCACTGATTCTAAATAAATTTCAAAGTCTGGCTTGCCAGGAGAGGTAACACCTGATAGATAATTCGCCGTACTGGCTCTAAGTGCATTGTCATCAACTTTAACCAGATTTTTATCCAGCAAATCCTGTCCTGTGACAATCTGCCCAGCAATATCATTTAGTCCTCTGCGACCCAATGAGGCAGACAAGCGGTAGGCCCCACTATCCCCGGCAATGCTTTTGATCATATCGCGTGAGGCATTAGCGTTTCCTGCACTGGCTGTAAATAGATTGGTCAAAAGAGTAAGTTTGTCACCAGGCTTTGCCTTACCCCAGTAATCCTTCAATTCTTGTTGCTGTTGAGTAGAAAGTGGATTAAGTGAACCATTTACACCGTCAATAATATTACTAGCGTGGATCGTTTTAATATTTTTGGATAATGCTGCAACTGCTTTAGGGTCTCCCATAATAATTGAGGTCGTTGGTACTGGTGTTAACTCCTGTCCAGTCTTAATTGAATATGCTAGAGATGAGTTATTTTTCTCATAGCCCAACATATTCTCATGCGTTTTAGACAGAAGGCTTAACTTCCAGCTCACGTCTTTAGCATTATCTTGCGCCGTATTTTGAGCTTCTGAACGTTTTTTACTGAGGTAAGCTTCACGCTCATCCGCTCCCAGTCTCATGAACTGCTGTACTTCAACCAAAGCCCCGCTGTACTGAACAAACTCAGATTCTTTCCCTGTACCTTTAACACGTGCTAAACGGGATTTAATCACGTCTTCACTTGGGATCAAACCTGTTTCAATATCCGCCTTCATCTCATTAACAGCGTCTTTGGCGTCATCTTCTAACTGCTTTTTCTGTAAGGCAACCGCTCGGTTATTCTGATCGATTTGACTTGATACCCGCCCACTCCAGTAGACAGCCTGCTCTTGAGTCAAATTAGGATGCTTTGCTATTACAGCCTCGGGAGTGGATAGTTCATTTAGCTTTTCGTTATCTGACTTATTTCCTAAATAAAATGTGGATACATCATTGCCAGCGCGATTATTTTTATACTCGTTAAAAGTGTCCTGGACATGAGCTAAAGGTAAATTTTTTGACTGTGCATACAGGGACAAACCACCCCAGACTTCTTGTTCTGAAGCATTAGGATTCTTGAGATAGTTTTCTCTCATATCCTTTAACTTTACAATTGCCTGCTGCTGCTCGGACTTCTGCGCAATCGGCAAATACTTCGATGCACTTTGGTAAGAATGCTGCTCAAAATAATTATTAAAGTTCTGCTCAAACTGTTTAGGGATTAGGTCTTTGTACTGACCCTTGATTGTTTCTAAGCTCTTTTGACGTTGAACTACGGCGTCATCATAGGCAATTGCACCACTTTGCATTTTAAGCAAAAGATCATCATCCACTACACTGATGTCCGCCCCAACCTTAGAGGATTGCAATGCAAGCTCAGCTTTGTCTTTCTTATCCTGCTCTATCTTTTGCTTTTCTTGTGCAAGTTTTTCTCTTTCATGCTGCTGCTGCGCAACTTGGGACATATTCTGCAATGCACCTGCAATCATCTGACCCGATTGATTTTGCGGCATCTGGATACGACCAACTTGAGGCATGGCATTACCAAAATTACCCATAGGAATTTTAGCCATTAATTTATCCTTCAAAACTATTGAATAGAATCAATTTAGGACAGTATTAACCTTCAAAAAATGGGTGTATTTAGATGTAAAAAAAGGAGCTAATGCTCCTTGATTATTGATCAAAAACTAATATGCTTTGACTATTTCCAGCCCCCAGTTGTCTTTGGCGGTGCTGCTGTATTGATAGCGGCCTGATCTGCAGCTTTCTTAGCCGCCTTAGCCTTAGAATAACCACTAGCACCTGTGGAAACAGTATCTAAAACACCAGTTGCCGCTGCTGCATTTGCATTATTTTTATGTTGACTAGCTGCGGCTTTTAATTGCTGTGATGAGTTATAACCAGTGATTTCAGCCATTGCCGCATCATAGTTTGCGGCGCGTTCAATCTCATCATTAATGACAATTGAAGTCCCTTCATTCACATCAAGCCCATTTCCTGCAGCGGCTGCTCGTGCTGTTGATTGAGCTTTTTCTTTTTCCTTGCGAATACGTTCAGCCTCAAGACGACCACGTGCTAACTGTGCTTTGCCGTCTGCTTCCGCTTGCTCTGCCATGCCTTTATTTTGGTTATAACTTGAATAACCTGCAAGTGCTGTACTTGCTACTGCGGCTGCCGCCGCTACTGCTGCCCAGGTCATGATATGAACTCCTGAATGTTATGCCCGATTGATGTTAAGAATTTTTCTTCATCTCCATCTGGAACAATCACTTCTTTTTCGATTTCATTTAAATCTGTACTTTCAGTAGGATGAATCGTCATACATGTAGAATCTTCATGAAAATAAGCCACCCGCTTTGTTCCTGGCATGGTGCGCTGAATACAAGGAGCCTTAATATGTTCAATGCCGTTCTCCGTTAGCACACTTAAGCTGCCAGTTAAAAACAATATAAAATGTTCTGTGCGATGCATTTTACTTACAACGAGAGTTCCAGCCTTCGCACTGAACTCTCTAAGATAAACACCGGGTGAAAAATGATTAAGCAATCCTGTATCTGCTTTTTCAATTTCGCCTGACTCTATTTTCTGTTCTAACTCATTTTGCAAACTTAGTGCTGAACTTATATAAGATTGTTTATGAGCACCACTCATAATATGAATTAAGAACTCTGTATTTTCAGGGGGGATGATATCAGTCATGTTCAACTCATTTTCTACTAAGATACATTAAGTCTATAGATCTGTTTATGCAGAAAAATGGGTGTATACATCTAAAAAAAGGAGCACAAATTGCTCCTTTTTCGTATGGCCAAATTTTATTAAACATAGTGAGAAATATTTCTGACACCAGACTTACGTCCAACAGAAAGTGATTGAAGCACAGGTTTTATAAACTGAATCTTTTTAACAATTTCACCGATTGCTATATCAAAAGTATTTCGATTTACCATCCGCTTAAACTCTTTAGTTGGATCAAGATAGTACGCCGTGATAATCAATACATTTGGCGCCGTACTTAAACTTTTTAAGATTGCGAATAAATGTTGAAAATAGAACTCTTTATTATTCTTGTCAGCCAAATAGGTTAATCTATGAATTAATTCCTCCAAATTATCAGCAATTTTCAACAATTGCATTTGATAGCTTAACTCATATAACTGGTTGGGCTCTTTACAGTTAATTTCCCTCTGGAATTCATCAATTAAATATTCAACCCCATTGCATAGCTGAATTGACCTCACCATATCATTACAATCTAGGGGCTTATACGCTGGCTGCTTAATCATCAATCATATTCTCCAGTGATTAATTCGAGGGATGTCTTGATCTGTTTTTTCAGTAAAAGTTTTCCATAATTCAACAAATGCTTCGCCAGCTTCATAGTTTGGTCTGCCACCTTTTGCCCATTCGTTAATAGTACTAGCACTCGTAACTGGAAGCATGAAAGCAATCTTTTCACATGTCATTTCATGGTGCTCTTTTAGTTCCCGAATCATTTCCATGTAATTAGGTGCGCCGTAATGAATCGCAGCCTTAAGAAAAATTAATCTTTTTGATGCTCCAAAATTATTGAGCTCAACAAAAATCCCCATGTTTGTCCCCATAAGTTTTATTTCATTAGGAAACGATTCAAGTATTTAAAAAATGGGTATATTTGCCAACAAAACGCGCGCGCGCGCGAGGGAGAGTGCAAAACACCTATTTTTACTCCATTCCCCAACCAAAACTAAGTTTGAATTGGCAAACGGCATTTCTAATAATTAAATATTTTTATGCCTTCACATATCGCTCTAGTTTGCGCTCTAAGCTCCAAATAATTTTTAATGTACCTTTGGTTGTTTTTTTAAAAAATAGTTCACTACGCTCAAACCAGTGAGAAATTAGGCCATATCTATAATTGATCTTTGGGTCATAGAATTAAATCTGTTTATATCTGGTGCCTTGAGCATCAGGCAAGACAATTCATTGGTAATCACTAGACCCAAATCGCTCTTAGAGAGAATGATTGGTTCAATGGTAGATTCTCTGATAGGTTCTGCACCCCAATTTTGGGATCATTCAAAACCCCAAAAACGGGGTCATTCAAAATACCAATATTGGGTATATTACCGTTTTTGGAATGATACCTAATCTGGAATGATACCAATATTGGATACATTACCTTTTATAAACTCCCCCGAACAAAGACGGTTATTCAAGTTTTAAATGAATCTCCAAAGAGTACGTGCAGCAACAAAAGCCCAAATGCAGCAACAAAAAGTCTTACATGTAGAAACAGAAATTTTCTGATGCAACAACATTGCAAAAATAGAACCTCTTTGATGTTGTAACATGGCAAAGGTAGTTCAAAATTAATCCCTTTTATATCTGTCTATCTTTATTAATTTAAGAAAATTAGCAGGTGAAAAGATGTTCAAACAAAAATATATCAACACTATAGAGAGCGAATCGCCTCCTAAAATATGATGTGTGCTGAAAAAACAGGAGGTTTTAACTTGGTAAACTAAACACACTCATCAGGAGTTTACCATGAGCAAGAAACACAAGACTTACACCACAGAATTTAAAGCTGAAGCCATCAAATTAATTGAAGCCAATCAAGGCAATGTCTCGGAAACAGCCAGACAACTTAGCATTTCAATGCAAACTCTTTCAAATTGGAATACCAAAGCAAAGGCTGGAACTTTAGCAGGTACAAAACAGTATTCACCTGATCTAAACGCTCTACTCGAAGAAAATAAAAAACTCAAACAACAGCTCAAAATAGCTGAAATGGAACGTGAATTTTTAAAAAAGGCAGCAGCGTACTTTGCCAAAGAAAGTCAGTAAGGTACGCCTATATGAAACAAAAAAGATATTCTTTTCCAATTACCTTAATGGCTCGATTACTTCATGTTTCAGTTTCATGTTTTTATGATTGGCTCAAGAGAGGCGTGAGCAAAAGAACGATTCAACGAAATCAACAGACGATATTGGTGAAAATAGCCCATGAGGAGACAAGGCAGAGCTATGGTTATATTCGATTAACCAAATACTTACAAGCTCAGGGCATAAAAATGAGTATGTACGCTGTACGTCAGATAAAAGCGCTGAACCACCTGTATTGTAAGCGACACAAGCGTTTTAAAAGGACTACGAATAGTGACCATAATCGAGCGATCTATGAAAACCTGCTGGAACAACAATTCTCAATGACTAGACCAAATCAAGCATGGTCAAGTGATATTACGTACATATGGACTGTTGAAGGATGGCTGTACTTAGCAGCGGTAAAAGACCTTTACACGAAGCAAGTGGTTGGCTATAGCTTAAATGAGCGCATGACAACACAGCTTGTTTGTAATGCGCTAAATATGGCTATTCACAATCAAAAACCAACCAAAGAACTGATTGTGCATTCAGACAGAGGAAGTCAATATTGCAGCCATGAATATCGAAATATACTTGAGCAATATGGTTTTCAAGGTTCAATGAGCAAGCGCGGAGACTGTTACGATAATGCACCGATTGAAAGCTTTTGGGGAATACTGAAAAATGAGTTAGTGCATCATTACAACTATCAAACCAGAGAAGAAGCCAAAGCAGATATTATAAAATACATTGAATTATTTTATAATCATCGAAGAATTCAAAAGGGTTTGGGTTTTAAGACACCAAATCAAATGGCCGAAGACTTTTATAAGTTGGCTGCCTAGAATCTCCCAAGGGAAAGTCTCCTGATAATTCAGCGTATATCAATATGTCTTGGAGATTCGATACACGGCGCTACAGTTATTGCATTAGAAAAAGAGCAATATCCAGATCTTGTAGATTTAGCCTGGTTAACAAAACGCTTTCCAATGTCCAGAGAAACACTCTCTCAAAAACTAGAACTATTTAACGTAGGCAGTTCTGGAAAGAAACTCTATGATCTTAATATTGTAGTCCCATTCTTAAAACCAATATAAATTTTTAAAAGAGGAAGAAAGAGAAGAAATTAGAAAGCAAGAAAAAGCCCCGCACTTGGCAGGGCATATTTTATTTGGGCTTACTACTTCCTATTCCTTTTGGCATAGAATCCCCTACTATTTTGATAGGTGGAGTAGGTATCGAAGGTGGTATTGGTTTATTTGAATTATTGCCCAATTTTATGATTTCCCCTTATCAGCGCCTTTCTCTATAACAACAATTGGCGGAGTGTTAACATCAGGTGGGATAGGTTTATTAGCATTTATCATAAACTTATGATTTCCAATTGAATCAATAATGATCAATATTACTGTCAAAACAAGTAGCAATCCACAAAATTTAATTTCTCCAAATGCTCTTTTCAGATAATCAATTTTATTTGAATTATTTTCTTCATACATCTTTATGACCTTACTAAGGTCTTTAGCTAAGTTATACTGAACTACAGGCAGATCCTTAGTGGCGAAAAGTTTAATCATTTCCTCGCCTGTATCAAGCTTACCAACACTTCCAACTTCAACTACATGAAAAAGAAATCTTGCAATACAGCACAAAGAAACAAAAGTTATCAGCATAAGACTTACGACTAAGATATATAACAATCCTATTTGCTTACTATCAAATAAATATTGCTTCAAAAAAAGACTTAAAGCAGCAATTATGATTGACGTGAAGGTTAGGTATTTAGAAGCCTTATCTTCAAGTCTTGAATGATGCGCTCTCACACTATCGAGCTCTTTAATCTGAAAATCATAAAGAGCTTTGTAGGTATCTTTATCATATTCTATATTTTTATCAGTCATATACGTAAGCATAAAAATGTCGTAGGGTAATTATAATCAAATTTAGAAAAGGAAAGTCGATAAGCCCTCCCATCTCTAAAAAACATAATTTGACTTCTATGCGTAAAATTAATATTTTATGCATAACACTAAAACCTTATGTGAAGAATAACTAATGGCATTTCGTGCAGATGAAGAAATTAAAGATGGGCGAGAACATGCAGAAAAATATTTATTGTCTCATCTTACCGATTTAAGTCCTGTTGAGTTTGAAAAAAGTAAGTCGACTTTAATGGATTTAATGGATCAATTAGGGCCTGTAATTTATACGTACCCTACATGGCATCCTCTAGTTAGTGACAAGCGCGAGAATCATGATTGCGTATATCCTAATACGGGCTGTGGTTATAAAGGACTTGACCATACGATTTCGTTTGCCAACGGATTCATAACTTGTCCATATGGTAACGGGCAGGAAGTAATAGATTCGGTAAACGAGCTTAAATATAACCCAGCAGCAGAAATTACAGCTGAGCGGTTAGATATCAAATTATACTCATCTCAAGCTACACCAATTTTAGTTCGTTGTAATTGGACAAAACGACTCGCCTCAGATGGCACAATACCATTATCAATTGTTACTCCCCTGATATTAGAGAATGAATTGCCAATGTGGAGAACAGCTGAGGTCGCAGAAACTTGGGATTCTATGCGTTCTAACTTTCTAGGTAAACCTCATGGAAAGCGTTCATCACTGTTTGTAAACCAAGAAACGGGACAAGGAATTAAAAAAATATGGGAGTCGTTGATCAACACTGGGATGTTTGGACCCATATTGATTAGACCATAAATCAAAAAGCCCTCGTCATGAGGGCTTTCACCCCCCAACTGGAGCGCCTATAACAAATTTACCCCAACTTCTAAATCAACCTTATACATCCCATATCTCTCATTGGTTTTGATAAGCTCAATTGCCTTTCAACTTTCAGTTCTATAATATTTTCAACAATATACTTTGCCGATATATCTATGAGAGATACCCAGCTTTCCCTAAGCGAATACCTTGCCATGATCCAGGAAGTTATACGACTAGCTTTCGATGATCCTGTATGGGTGAAAGCTGAGATCCGTAATCTTAATATTAAGGGCGGACATTACTATCTTGAGTTAGCTGAAAAGGATGAAAGTACCGACAAAGTTATAGCAAGTTGTAAAGGCACCATCTGGAAATTTACAGCTCAGAAAATGGTACTTAAGTTTGAAAGAGAAAGCGGTGTAGAGCTTTCAAAGGATTTGAATGTCCTGGTAAAAGTCAGAGCCAAGTTTGATCCACAGTATGGCTTTTCAGTTAATGTTGAAGATATTGATTCAAGCTATACCCTTGGAGACATTGCACGGCGTTATCAACAAATATTAGAAAGACTAACCACTGAAGGTCTGTTAAATAAAAACAAACTCATCCCTATCCCTTTTGATATTCAGAATGTCCTGGTAATTGCTCCTGAAAATGCTGCAGGTCTAGGTGACTTCAAAAAAGATGCTGATGCTTTGGAAAAAGCCGGTGTATGTAATTTCAAGTACTATTCAGCCACATTTCAAGGCAACGCAGCAGCACATAGTATTATCACTTCTCTAAGTAATGGCCTGAGACAATGGGCTACCGATTTCAATACACCACCTGATCTCATCGTGATTATCCGCGGTGGTGGTGCTGTAAATGACCTTGCGTATTTAAATGATTATGAACTGGCAACATTGTTGGCCAAACGAACTGTACCGATTTGGGTCGGTATTGGCCATGAAAAAGACCGGACCATATTAGATGAGGTAGCTAACCGGTCTTTTGATACGCCAAGTAAAGTCATTGGTGGTATTCGTAATCTAATTGTTGAACGTACTCAAGAAGTACTGGATGCACTACAGAAGATTAAGCTCTTATCTCAACATCAAATCACGGCGTATCAAAGTCAAAATGATCAATACATCAGGGTAATTAAGACCCTTGCTCATGGACAGATCAATGAAGCCAATAAAAGCTTAGATTTAATGAAAGGTACTCTGCAGTACTTAGCGCAGCAGCAAATTAAACTAGCATCAAACCATGTTGAATCTTTGATGCGTGAAACCCTATTACAGAACCCACGAAATGTGATGGCTAAAGGTTACGGTATTGTCCGCAGCCAGGGTAAAGCCATCCGATCCATTCACCAGGTATCAAATAATTCAATTCAATTGGAATTACAAGACGGTACCATTGAAGCAACAGTGACTAAGGTAAATCAAAATGACTGAACAAGAATTAACGTTTAAAGAAGGTTACGAAGTTCTGAAGAAAAATGCAGAACTCCTTGAGTCACAAGAAGAACCAGACATAGATAATTTGATGAAAATCGTTGAAGAATCTATGTCTGCCTACAAAGCCTGCAAGTCACGTGTAGATGCAGTGCAACAGGCTTTAAATGAGACTTTTAAGGAATAGTTTTAAGCTAAGATATAGATAAATTCTAAATCGAAACTATCCGTATCAACTAATTAATATTGAGACTTTAAATGATGGGAAAAAGATCCGCTATTGGTACTCTATTCCTAGAAGTGAAAGTTTTAGGGATTAAATAGTTAGTAAAGTATTAAATTATTTATTATTTATTATTTATTATTTATTATTTGAGGAAATTGTATGGACTATATTCAATTAATAGTTGGGATCATTATTGGCGCTATTAGCGTATATTCCACAGCTTTTCTAAAAGAAAAAGCAAAACTTAAGGCATCAGAAAAAGAAAAGCAAAAAATTATATTAGACTGTCAAAAGTTACTAGAAAAAGAAAAAAGCGAACATCAAAAACAACTTGAGAAAGAGAAGAAGGCACACCAATTAGACATTGAAAAAAGAAAACATCAATATGAGAGTAAAAGGAAACAATATTATAATTTTATGGAAGAGTTAGATAGTTTTCAGGCTTGTAGCCTTGATATTATACATAAAGAACTTAGTACAGTAATGACCTTATACTATCAAAGTTTGGAAGGGTTAAATCAACTATCTAAAGATGACTTAACAATCCAATACAATGATAATGCTAGCAATATAGCTAATAAAATTAGAACTCAAAAAGCCAGGCTTCACTCTCAGCTTAATGCTTTGAAATTATCTACCGATAATAAAATTACAAAACATTTAGAAGAACTTATTAATGAAGTTAATAAATCAGAACAAGTATTTATGGCGTGTGCTGAATACATTCAAAGCATAGACTTCCCAATAAACCATGATCTCCCTCAAGATATATTACAATTAACAAATAGTAATGAAAGTAAAATTCATAATATTAAAGAAAATCTCATTAGTGCCATGAGAACAGATCTAGATAACATTTAAATAAAAAGCACCTTAAGGTGCTTTTTCAAATTGAATTCCATGGATAAAAGCTGATAAATCAAAAACATGAAACCAACCTAATGTACTAAAGAGTAATGCTACCCACGTAAGCATTAGCACGAATCCAGTATAAATAGGTACGCGACTGACAGAGTATTTTGTTTTAATTATTTTATTATAATCTATTTCTAAAAATTTACTTTGTGGACTTTCAATTTTAGTAATTACCTTTTTCCTAAATGCTTTCATTTGATCTTTATTTAAACTAAATAGTGGAATGAAACTATCATTTCCAATAGCTTTTTTTAACTCATCTTCGATTTCACTAGTCTTAAGTTCCCACCATTCCTGCCAATATTTAGCACCTGCCGCAACTTTCATTTGATGACCAGAAATAAAAATCCCAGAAAAGCAAATAATAAACTCAACGATAGGTTTAGGAGCTTGATTACTAAAAACTGCTGCTAATAACACACCTTGAAATAACATAAAAAAGTTATTTCTATTAATTAATTGTGTTATCTCAAAATTTCTCGTCTCTATAGCTAATTTATATACAGCTTTAAGTTCTGAAATTTTCGTTTCATTTAAATTCATTTCATCATTTTTACACATATAAATATACTGCATAGATAAAAGCCTGCATTTTTGCTAGCAGGCTTTTAATTTTCGAAAATATACACTCTGATCAAATAAGTTTTCATAGAACTTACATTCTTCTCAAACACCTGTTTGAGATACTTTAATGCTTGATTTAGCGGTTAACTTATCCCTGGTAAAATACTAATAACTACAAATAAAGTAAAAATTTTTATTTAAATTTAAGGATTATTGGTGTGCCAAGTATCTGTTGTTTGCACACAATGCTGACAACGCATATCTTGCTCAATGTAAGCCCCTAATAAACTTTCTTCATCAATAAATCCATCACCAATACATGAAGATGAACCATCTTCATGCTCTCCGAGCATTCCATCACAAAGGACTTTATAAATTAAAGGTTTAATTGAATTTTCATAATGAAAATTCTGATGAGTACTCATCTTAGAAAAGTTATTTACATCTGCCAATAAAAAATGCGCCACACCAATACTTGCATCTGACTTAATATTATTTTCTTCTGCAAGTGCAATAATTAACTCTTCTTCATTATCCAAAATATTTTGTAAAACACTGATTTGGTCTGTACTTAACATTATTAACTCCTAAAATTTATTCTTCTGAAATATGGGCATCACATAAAGTGCATTCTTCTCCATAAGAAGAATCATAACTTCCATTGACACTTACAATAGGAGAATTTTCAGAATCTGCATGATTATTAATACAATCATCACAAACGTTTGCTTGTGGATATTGGTCGCTAGCACGATCAGCAGACATATCTCCCCATAATGTACATAATTTCAT